TTTTTGGATGGCGAGACAATGTTAGCCGTAGCTCGAGCCAATGGGCGCCAGATAAACGGCAAGACCGATTGGGACGCATCAACGGCACAGGCAGCGCCTTGGGTCGAAGGCAAAGCGCATGGTCTCATCGAATCTAAAGCTAATCAGATTATCAAGGGGTATGAGCGCCGTGGTGCAAAGCCCCCGTCTCTCAAGGAGGCCAAGCGGATAATCATTGAAGACCGCGGCTTTGATATTGACGCCGCCCGTGCCGAAGCAGCGAAAACGTATACGGACTATTTCGATAAGCATACCGCCTTTGCCAATTACGAGGCGATACCGGGCCAAAAGACCGGACACTTGCCGGCGATGTTAGAGGCGGGCGACGATATCAAAGAGCAATACACTGAGGCGCTAACGTCTGTCGATCCACAGGGGCGCGACCTCTTCTACGATGCATTAGGAATTCAAACGCGCTCGACACAGCCTACGCAGGGTTTTTATCGCAATGAAGCCGGCCAGATAGAGGCCAACCCAGGCCGGGTGGCAAGGCCCCTGGTCGGCATCGATCCTACTGCGCCTACGGGCCGGGCTATGGACCAGCCGAGCGTAGACATTATCGAGGGCGTAGAGACGCTCAGGGCGGTCATGTTGGGCCAGGAGGGTATAGGCTACCATAAGCCGTTCCCGAGGTCAGAGGGGGCAAAGGGGGCGGCTACAGGATCGCTGAGAGCCAGGTTGCCGAATCGTCCTACGCCCGATCAATTGGGTGAATTGAATCGAGTGCTGACCAGCGATGAATTTGCGGACCTTCCGTATCAGAGCGCTGCCGACATCCTGGTCGATACGGGCGATGGCATTACCATGATTAACCTGGGCGAGGATTTTGGACCAGCGGTGGTGAAGCCGGCAGACCAGAGAAAGATGGTGGACCGGCTGGGACCCCATCTTGATAGAATCTTTGGAAAGGTAGAAAGTTTCGAGCCCGCCTACGCCCACGGCTCTCTTGTTTCGGGGTTATCTGATATAAAATACGCGGGGCAAGGTACTTCAGTGCAAGCGGTGAAAGATGCGCTGACTAAAGGTGATGCGCCCAGGCTGATCGAGATTCTCGACAGCCCACAGGTGCAACGGGAGGCGGGGCGGATTATAGATGTCTATGAGAGTTTCGGCCAGCAGTTAGGTACGCCGCAGCGCGATGACCTTATCAACTGGCTGACGCTGATCCGGGACGGGCGAGGCAGGGAATCTCTCGACCTCATAGGAAAGATTGCCCTGCCCGCCGGCGCCGGTTTGATACTAACGCAGCTCTTTACGAGCGAAACGTCGAATGAATTGTAGAGGGGTAGTCCCACTGCTCGGCTTCTTCTTCGGTTATATAGCCGAGGGCAGGGGTAAACAAGGTAAAACTCCCCCAAGGCGAAGCCCATCGACCCAGGCCATTGCGCGTATAGTGGGGGCCGCCAAAGGTCGTTTCCGTATCGGGAATATCTTCCGAGCCGGGAATGATCTTATACACAACGCCATTGAAGGCAACAAACTTCTCAGGCGGCGTCTTAGGTTTTTCGGGGGACATAACTACTCTCCTTTTAGCGGTGATGTTTAACGTGGGCCGCAAGCTGGAAGCAAATCGCCCACACATATAATATACGAAAATTAACGACGAAAGACAATTATAGATGCCTTTCAACGACTACGAATGCAAGTGCGGCCAGCGCTACGAGGACCAGTGGGCCACTACCGCCGCGGCGGTAAAGCGCTCGGTCAAGTGCGAGTGCGGCAAGCAAGCCGCGATGGTCTTCGATACGCCGCGTAACGGCATCCATTTCGACCATAGCTCGATGTATGGCCAGTGGAACCCCTCTTTCGGCCAGGTGGTCGAGAGCTACGGTCACAAGCAGCAGCTCATGCGAGAATACGACGTGCATGAGGCTTCGGACGCCAAGGGCGGCAGCCGGTGCCACATACCCAGCGACTATAGTGAGAGCAAGGACGCCCAGCCGAGGGAGCGAGACCCCGGCGCCTGGGGCAATAAGATCGACGCCCCGATGGACAACACCTTGAACCAGTAGAGAAGACCAGCGGTCTGTTTGGCGGCAGACCTTAACCAGAGCCTCGCAAAAAGAAGGAGTGTACCAAGGATGAGCGAAGTAGCGGAAGACCTCCAAGCTACAGACGCAACACCCGTATCGCCCTCCGACACAGCAGACGCCGTCCAGGTGGCCGGCGACCTGTTCGTTTCGTCGGAATCCGATGATATGGCTTCGTCTGATGCCCAGGAAACCTCTGATGCGCCCGCGTTTGATCCTGACACCGTGGATTGGCTACGTGTCAATCCCGATGACGTACCGGAGCAGTATCGTCCGCTTACGGGCGTAGCGCGCAATATGCAGTCGCAGTTCACCCGGACTCAGCAGGATCTACGGGACCGGGAGCGAGCGGCGAGTGCAGCAGAGCAGCAAGCCCAAACCCACCAGGCCCAGATCCAGGCTCTCCAAAGCCAGTTGGCTGCCTACCAGCAGCCCGCCCAGGCTACGGCACCTGCCGATCAGTGGATGCAAAACCTCAACGAGGAAGAGCAGCGCGGTATCGGCATCGTGGATTGGAGAGCCCAGGAACAGATCAATGCGGTGGTCAATCCGCTGTTGGAGCGCCTTAACGCGCTCGAGCAGCAGAGCGCTACCGCGAATGGGTATATCCAGAAGGAAGGCCAGCGATTCTGGGGTCAACAGATCGCGGATGCCGAGGCGGCCTACTCGCCCGAACAGGTCGAGCAATACCGCCCCTTCATCCTGGCCAATGTGAGCCAAGTTAATCCCGCTACGGGCCAACAGTTCACGGTCAAGGAAGTGATGGATCTATTTAGTGGGACTACGGCGGTGGATGCTGCGGAGGTACGTCAAAACGATGAGGCGGTGCGTAAGACCAGTAAGGCCCGCGCCCGCACGAGTTCCTCGGCTACGCCCGCATCTGATGATAGCGGCCCGCTTTCTAAAGGCGAGCTGTATTCGGAGATGGGCAAGTTGGGGTTTGAATGATAACAATCAAACGATGACGTAAAGAGGTATAACATGGCAGCTGTTTCGCGTACCGACAGTTGGGATGCGGCATGGACGTTGACCGCAGATACCCATCGAAAGCGCCTGAGCGATAACATCTTCGACGCCTACCCGTTTCTTGACTTCATGTTCAAGAACGGCAACGTCGAGCAAGAGCCTGGCGGGCGTATCATCCGGGAGGATCTCCTCTACGGAACCAATACAGCCGAATTCTATTCTGGCTATGACGTACTATCGACCAGCGCGGTTGATGGTGTCACTGCGGCATTCTACAACTGGAGATACGCCGCTGTTCCCATCACCATCAACCAGCAGGAAGAGAATCAAAACCGGCGCCGCGAGGATGCTGTTTCTCTTCTCCTGGCCAAGACCGAGCAGAGTATGCTCAGTCTGCGTGACCAGATCAACGCCTCGTTGTTCTCGAGCCAGAGTGGCAAGAGCTGCCTCGGTTTGCAGGACCTCGTTGCCGATTCCTCCGGGACCACGTTGGCGGGTATCAACGCCACCAACGAGACCTGGTGGGAGAACAAGCGCGATACGACCAGCACCGATTTCGACAGCGTAAGCAGCAATATCTACGCTGGCCCGGCGCTGATGGGGACCCTTTTCAACGACTGCTCCGAGGGCAACGAGACGCCTAATTACCTGGTGTCCACGCTCACTTTTTATGGGCAGTATGAGAAGATTTTGGAGTCTACCGGCTACACGCGCTTCCAGGCTAACCAGGGGACGCCGGGGCTGAACGCGCAGAATGCTACGTTCCGCGGTATTCCGTTCACCTATGATAGAGATTGTCCATCCGGTCACCTCTATCTACTTAATACAAAATATTTGAAGCTGAAGATTATGGAAGGCCAGAACTTCTCGAAATCGCCCTTCCGTCATAATACGAATCAGCTCGCTCGCGTTGCATTCATCACTGTGGGTTTGAACCTGATCGTGAATAATCGCCGCCGTCAGGGTGTATTGACGACGCTGACCTAAAAAACCTTGCCCGCAAGCCAATGCGGGTTCATACCCTGAGTCAAAAGGGGAGAGGAAAGTACAATGGCTAATTTGCCACATTCCTGGACCAAAGGTCCGGGGTCGATGGATAATAACGCCTCTACCGTAGGCATTGGAAGTATCAGCGGCAGTAACTTGGGCATCTTTGACGTTACTGATGCTGCATGGTTGCCTATTGGCGCAAAGCGCGAATTTGAAGACGGGCGCATCTTTCGGTTTGCCGAATTTGCTGCCGACACTACTGCGGGCCATCTGGTGGCGCAAGATGTAAGCGCTCAAGCAGTGGTGTACGCAGCAAACTTTGCTACTTCGGGAGCCGCTGCCGGTCAGAAAGATGTAAAACTGGTCGATTCTACCAAGTTTGGTAGCATCACCGCAGATCAATATGCGGGCGGTTATCTGCATACTGTGAATGATGCGGGCCAGGGTTATACGTATCGCATCAAATCAAATACAGTCGGTGGCTCAATAACTGATGGCTCCACGTTTACCTTGTTTGACAACGTAAAAGTGGCGATTACATCGGCAACGGACGTAGCGATTACCGGTAACCCCTATAACGGTCTGGTCAGTGCTACGGCAGCCACCGATATGTGGGTTGCGGGTGTTTGTATCAATGCTATGGACGTTAGCGATAAGAATTATGGCTGGATACAGACCCGCGGCTACGCTACGGTGCTGTATGATGTGGGCGGGTCTGCTGTGACGATTGGTGACCAAGTTACGTTGTCGGATGGCGTAGCTGGCGCAGTTCAACAGCACGATACGCTGGCCGTGGAGCAGATCGTTGGCCACGCGCTGCACGTACCTAATGCAGACGCTGATTTCATAAGTGTCTATTTACAGATTGAGTAATTGGTAACGAGTGGGCGGGGGCGCTTACCGGCGCCCCCGTCTCTCTCTCGCAGTTTACAGGGTCTGTTTGGCGGCAGACCTATATCAGTGCCTCGCAAACGAACAGGAGGGCTCGATGGCCCAGAAGAGCCAGCAGCAACACCACAAGGGACAAGCCAGCGCCGCAGTGACTGATATTGCGACCCGCGCCACGCCCACGGCCCAGCCGAAAGCACCCGAAGGCAAATCCAATGCCGAGGAGCTGGGCCGCATCGTCCAGTTATTCAAAGAGATGCCCGCTCATTACAAGGACGAGATCCGCAAGGAGCTTGGCGCCAGCGGCATCGTGCGCCAGAAGCGGCGCCACCGAGCTACCAATGAGTCGGCGGCCAGCCTGGTCCATACCGCGGGCGATGTGATCCACCCGGAGGGCCATATGGCTACGGCACCCGAATGGGTATACGAGAAGGGCGATCACTTCATAGCGACCTGGGAACAGCGCTGGGACGAGGGGCGGCCCTTCATCACCGAGGGCAACCTGGCTTTCGAGTATGATGAGAACGAGTTCACCTCGGCGGACATGGTGGGGGAGCTGGCGCCTACCGGATGACGGTAGGGCGCATATAGCCTAACACAGCCCATGACCAATCTAAGCGCTATCAAGCTGGCGCTACGCCGCGTAGGTCTATCGCAGAATTCGTCTACGTTCACAACGAACGGACGCGAGTATCTCAACCTGGTGGTCAAAGAGATCAGCCAGCGAGCTACGTGGGAGTGGTTGTTTAAGAACTCCACGATCACCACGGTAGCCTCGCAGAAGGCGTATAGCCTGGCCAGCGATGTCCTGGAGCCGTTGTCGTTCCGCAATAGCTCGCAGGACTACTCGATGATCATGGCTGGCCCCGAAGAGATAGACCGGCGCGACCCGGACCAGAGCGAGACCGGCGACCCGCGGATCGTAGTGGTCAGCGGCATAAATAGCTCCACCGGCTATTGGGAGGTCGAGCTTTTCCCTACGCCCTCGGCGGCGGATAAGACGATCAAGTATCGCTATTACTCGTTTGTGCCTGACTTTGCCGAGGGCAACGACAGCGACAACCTGGAGATATACATACCGCTGTGGGTGCAGCCCGCGGTGGTCAGCGGCATCGCCGAGTACTACCTCCAGGAGAAGGGGGCGCTGCAAGACGCCGAGCTGGAGCGGCGCCGCAAGGAGGAGACCATACAGTTCGCGCTGCGCCGCAATGGCGTGGGAGATCGTCGTTATATGCTGCGGGGGTCTACGGCGTTTTCGGGCGTTAGTCCGTATAACTTCGGCGTTACCGAGGGAAGCCTGAGCTGATGTTGTTAGCTGCGAGGGGAAGCCTTAGCTAATGCCGGTAGCGGGCGCCTCGATACGCCACGGCCCCTGGACGAGCGGGGTGCGGTATGACCTTCCTGCGGAAGAGCAATCGACTACCCAGCTCTACGCGATGAGTAACGCGAAGGTCGGGCTATCGGGCGAGGTGCGTAAGCGTTTAGGCTTCGCCAAGTATATCGCTACGGCGATATCGTCCACCACCCTGACGGCGGTGGGGTATGCTCAGTTCTCGGCCAGCTCGGCCAATGCTTTTGTCGTGGCGGGTACGGTCCTCTACGAGGATATAAGCGGCACCTGGACCGAGCGGATGCCCGCGAGCGGTGTGACGATCACGGCGGGTACGGACAACACCTTCGAGTGGGTCAATGCCGGGGGCACCATCGTCCTGACCAATGGCGTCAACGGACCTATCCAGTGGGCGGCGAGCGCTGGCGATTGTGCGGCGCTGGATGTGGATAGCCGGTTTACTACGGCGGACCACGTAGAGTATTTCGACAGCCGCCTGTGGTTGGCGAATACCAATGCCAACGAAGATCGGCTGTGGCGCTCGGATGCGGGCGACATTGAGACCTGGGGCTCTACCAGCTTCTATGGTGTCGATCATCCGATTACCGGGCTGAGGGCGTTTTCCAATGCGCTGGCGGTTCATGCCGAGCAGGGCATATGGCTTCTACAGCCTACGG